GGAAAACTCTATCTTGCCGTGCGTGACGCAATGGGCAATATCGGCGCACAACGCTGGGTGGGTGATGTATCCGAACTATCTATCTCATTGAGCGTGGACAGTTTTGAACACACTGAATCTTATTCAGGAACCCGTCAAAAGGTACGTAAAATCCCTACTGGCAAATCCGGGGAGGTATCTGCCAAATTTCATGAATTGAGCATTGAAAACCTTTCGTTGACCTTGCTTGGTACTGCGGCCAAAAAAGAAGCGGCAAGTGTTACCGGTGAAAAATTGCCTACCGTAATTAAAACCGGAGATCGCATTGCGTTAGCCAACCCTGATGTGAGTGAGGTAAAAATCGGCAGTCTGGTCGAAAACACAGATTATAAAGTGGACGCTATTTTCGGCGCTGTAGAGTTTTTAAAGGACATCCCGAACAACACCGACACTGTGGCGTATAAGCATGGCGCAAGCGAAAGCGTCGCAATGCTGACGGAGAATTCGAAAGATTTATTTTTGCGATTTGAAGGTCTGAACTTGGCTGAGCTTAACGAATGGACCGTGGTTGAGCTTTACAAAGTTAACTTTAGTCCGACCGATGCGCTGTCATTGATTAACAATGACAACTCGTTAGACGCGCTAACAACTAAAGCCACTGTGCTCGCCGACACCACCAAAGTGGGTGATGCTGCACTAGGTCGTTTTGGTCGCGTGATTAAAATCCGCAAATAAACCATTCCCCGGGTAATATCCGGGGAACTTAATCAAGAATCAAGGCTATGTAATGACCGATAAAAACAAAGAACTCGAAATTCTATTTCCGACAGCTGAAATTGAGGTTGCCGGCGAGAAACTGGAAATCAAGGAATACACGTTAAAGCAACAGTTGCAATATAACGCCAAATTTATGCCGTTTATAAACGCATTGCGTGCCACTCTTGGTAACAGTCAAGAGGATTTTTCGCTTGACGATTTAATGGTGTGTTTAAGTGCAAATTATCAAAATGTGATGGAGTTGGTAGCAATTTCAATCAATAAACCGGTTGAATTCGTAGAGAGTCTGGGTAACCAAGACGGCGAAGCCCTTTTGATTATCTGGTGGGGTGTGAATTCCGATTTTTTTACCCGCAAGGCGGTGCAACCGCTCGTCGAGAAGTCGGCGAAGGCAAATCTCGCCAAGTGGACTGGGGTGAAATTATAGAGTTTTTAATCGCTAACGGTCATCAATATCGCGAACTCGCCGATTATACCGCTCGTCAGTTGCTGTTGTTTTATGAAAAAGCCCTAATTCGTTATCGTCGCGCGCGAGCCGACCGAACAATAGATGTATGTTATGGGGTAAACAGTGGCAAAGAAGAATTGGAAAGCTATATAAACACATTGACCGCTGATTAGCGGTCAAGTTTTAAAGGTTAGCGGTGTGGATGAAACAGCGCGGCGATAACGGCGGCAGGAAACGGAAATTTGAAAACCAGTTTTAAAATGCCGAAGGTGGCACCGATTAACAATACGATCGCAATAAGACTACGAAACTCAATCACACCAAATAACACCATCAATAACGGGACGGTTATCGGCAATGTCGCGATAACCCATGCAACATAAGTCAATAATTTATCGTTTTTCATTATTTGGGACTCCCATGGCTGATAATTTAACGCTGGCACTGACAGTTAAAGCAGATTTGGATCGTGCTATTAAAAATTTTAAATTACTACAAGCGGAAATGCAACGTACTGCCACTGCCGGTAATACTGTTGGGCATAATGGGCGTAGCGGTGCACAAGGGTTAAATGAGCTTGGCAAAAGCGCTGACCAAGCGACAAAAAAACTGGGTAAAACCCGTGCAGGCGTTGAATCTATCAGTAAACAACTAGCTTTACTTAAAAAGCAAGTTGTGGGACTTGCCGCGCTATCAAAAATTTCGCTCGGTCTTGCCGGTATTGCCAACACCGCCGACGAATATAAAAACTATCAAGCCCGCATTAATCTTGTGTCGCGTTCCAACCGCGAAGCAAAAGGCACTTTTAAAGAGTTAATGCAAATTGCCGATGACACAGGGCAATTATTTAATGCTTCTGCCGAGCTTTACACCCGCACTTATCGTGCATTGGGTGATAAAGCAAATAGCGCCGAATTACTCCAATTTACAAAAACCATCCAACAAGCGACAGTGGTTTCCGGCGCAAATGCGACAGAAGCCAGTGCCGCAATTATTCAGTTGTCGCAAGGTTTGGCGTCCGGCACTTTACGTGGTGAGGAATTTAATTCCGTTGCCGAGCAACTGCCGATTATCCTTGAAATCTTACAAAAGAGCCTTGGTAAAACGCGTGGCGAATTGCGCAAGATGGCAGAAGCAGGAGAACTTACTCCTCAACTGATTATCGGTGCAATGAAAGAGGCACGAGATGAAGTACAGCGTCAATATGACGCCATGCCACACACTATCGGACGCGCAATCAATGAATTAAGTAACGCCTGGCTACAATTTATCGGACAAACCGACAAAGCTGTTCCGGTGATATCCCTTGTCGCTGGTGCGATTAGCGCATTAGCAAAAAATCTCGATGAACTCGGCACTGTGATGTTGATTGTTGCCGGTGCAGCTGCCGGTCGTTATCTCAGCAATATGACAAAGCTCGCCATTGAAACCGTTAAGAGCAATACGGCGACTGCGGTGAGTACCCGTAGTTTAATTGCTAGAGCGCAAATTGAAGCTAATGCCGCAAAAGCCGCTTATGCCATGGCGGTGGCGACTGAGCGAGAAGCCATTGCCACAGAACGCCTTGCCCTTGCCAATCGTAATCTTGCGACGGCAAAAGCAAGCGCCACCGTCTCCGGAATTGGGCAAAGTTTGCTGACATTAGCAGGTGGCAAGCTTGGGCTGGCAATTACTGCCATTACTGGGCTTTATCTTGCATACGAATATTTAAAAAACAAAGAAGAAGAACTAGAGGCACAGTATCAACAAACGTCCAACGCCATCCAATCAAATATTGATAAAACGCAAGGATTGATTGAGGCTCGCACTAAATTAGGTGAGCTTGGCGGGTTTACAGACCGTGTTATGCAGGTTGATGCCAATAAAAAGATCATTGAAGATGCGAAAAAAGACCTTGATGAACTTATTGCCCGTCGCGACGAATTATTGCATCAAAACATGATGAGCGACCTCGGTGGATTTATTAACACCGATGAAATCAACAAAATCAACGAGCAAATCAGCAATCTTGAGAAACATTTAAAAGAGCTCGGTGACAGCAATGTGGATTTGGCGAACATTGTTAAAGAGCAATACAAAGCGGCATTCGATGAAGCCATTGCCGCCGGTGGCGAGCTTGCCGAAAAATTGAAAGCCTTGGGCGGTCCAGACGTGCAGGAAGCGCAGGATTTATTGCGTGATGTCATCAAGAAAAACGAAGGTGTATTGCAGGAAATGCAGGGCGAGCTCACTAAGCTCGAAAGCAAGTTAAACGGCGAGTTGGTTGACGCCACATTAACTGCTGCCCAAAAACTCGAACAGTTTAGAGATCGCGCTATTGAAGCGGCTAGACGCGCGGGAGACTCAGGAAAACTGTTACAACCTTTAATCGACGGCTTAAATCGTGTCATTGATCTGCAAAATAAAGTGGATGATGCAAAAGCCTCAAAAGATAACGCTACCCGACTTAAACAACTCCAAGCGGAAGCCGAAAAATCCAAACTTGATGCGCGCGGCAAGCGTGATTATGACATTAATCATCATCAGTGGGATAACGACGAACAGCGCAATCAGGCACTGGCTTACTCAGCGCAAATTGCCGCAGGTGAAAGCTATCGTAAAGCCCAATCTAAAACAAAAAAAACGAAGACCAAGGAATACGATGCCGCCGAGAAAAACCAAGCCCTCAACATCCAGTATTTGCGCCTGACGGGGCAGGAAGTGAAAGCCAACCTCACGGACATTGAGGGGCGTTATAACAAGCTCATCGCCGAGTTTACCAAGCACAGCAATGTGGACGGCATCAACTTGATTAAAAAAATCCTACCGCTAGAGCAAGCAAAAGCCCAAGTGGATGGCGTACAAAATGAAATCAACCGCTTGTATCAAAACCAAAGCACCCAAGAGCAACGTATTCAAGCGCAGGTGCAAGTGGGCTTAATTAGCCATTTTGAGGGGCAACAGCAATTAAAAGCTTTATACGCCGAAACTGTCGCAGAACTGGAAAAACAAATCCCCGTCCTTGAAAAACTGGCACAAATGCCAGGGGCACAAGGCGAGGCGGCGAGAAACTCACTCGAAAACATGAAGCTCAAAATTGCCGAACTTAAAACGGCAGGAAATGAGCTAGAAAAGGCGTTTAAAGAGGGGTTAACACAGGGCATCCAGTCATCTTTGATGGGGCTTGCGAATGGCACGATGACGTTAAAAGACGCAGTTAAAAACTTAGCAATAACGATTTTAAATGCCATGACGCAAATCGCCGCGCAACAGTTAGCAATGCAAGCTAGTAGTGCAATTGGCGGTTGGTTGGGCTTTGCCGGCTCTGCAGCAAGTGCAGCTGGGGGG